TAAATTAAATTTATGGCTGTGTTCACCATCGGTACTAATCGTAGCCTGATGACTGTGCTTTGGCAATTCTCCGACAGTTTTATGCGGTACGTTTCCACATAAACACAGCAACGTAAGGCTGCATATTATTGTGTGGCATATCAGAACCGGTATTTTTGATATTTGCAGTATGGGTGTGATCACCAGCATTTTCGGTATAGACGCCATTTGCAGTAGAACGATAGGCGTCAGCTACACCGTTAGATCCTTCTTCGTTATAGTTGCTATATATTCCATGTTTATGATTTCCAGCTGACGATATCGTTATATTATGCTCGTGACTTGGCAGTTCCCCGACAGATAACTGATGTTCGTGTTCGCCACCGGTACTGCCAGCTTGGTATTCTACGCCCCATTCTGATGTGCCCTGTGCCAGCAAAACACGTCCTGCCGGCATTGCCTCCCACGTACCGCCAAAAAGATCTGAAGGCGATGTCGAATTTACAGACATATATATACTGCCTACAGGATATGAATCTAAAGCAGTAGGCCTAATATTTTGTACCGTCCATACAACACTGCCGTCATTTATCTCCTGTCCTACAACAGCATTAGCTTCTAAAATCGGTTCAACGGAACTTGTAGTTCCTGCAGTTTTACATAACAAATAAGCCCAGCTTGGACCATTACCGTCTTCGGTATATCTTATATCTCCAGCTATAATTTCCTCATTCGGATTCCATGCATTCTTACTTTTTCCAACGATCGTGATTATCTTATTTTTAATATCACTAAGTAAATTAATTCCTTTACCTGCCAAAAGAGTTAGTAAATCTCCCTTTTTAGTTGCAATAACACTATCTTTGCCAATAGTAATGCCTTTTAAATTAAAGTCATTTGGATGAGCCTCTATATCTTCATTATGCTCAGTAACTTTATCCTCTGCAATTTTTCTTGCATTAGCCACTGTTACTATACCTTCAGGATCAATAATTGCTGTTATATTCGCCATGTTTTCCGTTACTACATTAATACTAAATTCTTCTGAAATCACAACAGAGCTTGATGCGGAAGGCAGAAAATCAGGGGAGGTATCTGTCATTATTGCATACATTATTTCCCCAACATCAGGATCATTTGCAAATACACCACATTCACGAATATAGTACCCTTCTGAAAGTTCAGCATTAGTAACAATACTTTGAATTTTAGCTAATCCACCATTAACACTGATTGCCGTTAATCCTAAAGCTTGTTTGGGTTGAATCAAATCAGTAAGATCTTCTGGCGATACTCCATCTGGAATAATACCAGAACCCAATTTCATCTTAGTGATCGTTAATGTACTACCAGCAATAGCTTTTGCCTGTAATACCTTTCCTTGTTTAGTCAACATTAAATTTGCCCAGTTTGGCATGTTACTTCAACTCCTTTGTGTACATAGATTGCAGCTCCAAAATAATTATTGATATTTAAAATCTGTGGTTTTATATGTGATGGGAAAATTTCCACTTTTCTCATTGAAGAATAGACCCCTCCAACAAATAAGGAGCCAGCTATTTGACGGTCAAAACTTAAAGCGTCAAGCCAACTCCTAACATTCTTACTTTCTTTAATTGCCCTATACAAATTGTCCAAAACAGATTTATCTGGAATGCCTTCTGAAATCATTCTTACCTGAAAATGATATGGTTTCCCACCATATTCCCAATTCTCATAAACTTTTGCTGATTTAAAAACAGCTGTACATACTTCCTCTACTGCAGCAGGAGTGCCTTTTCTCCGATGCCAGTCAATGGCCTTGCGCACTAATGCCCTTTTTTTATTGATATCTGCCGCATAATCATAAAAATCAACATGATATTGCCAAGCTAGTTCATCCACCAATGTTTCCGGCAACTGATCCAATCGTGGCAGCAACAAAACTAATTCAGCTTTTTCATTAATCGTTTGTAATTTTTCTGCAATGGCATTACAGATATTTCTTATCGTTTCGTCGCTTGCAATGCTAGTGGGTAGCAACTCGATTAAATTCAAATTTTGCAGATCATTCATTTTCTAGCCCCCCAAATGTAACATTAACATTTTCAGCTATCGCTACATGGTTATCAGCAACGATCCGAAAAGTAGGCGAAGATATAACCGCTCGCTTGGCGCCAACATTTTTAATAAGACAGATTAACTCGTCCGGATTGATATCACGGCCAAGCTTAGATTTTTGCCAATCGATATAATCCTCCACCGCTTTCGCTACCGCGCTTTGAACGGCAACAGATTTAGCTTCATTTGCCCGGTCAAGGTAATACGTGAGTGTAAGATCATAATTGACAACCTCCGGAGCAGCCACACGCACATGGTCAGTGAGCGGCCTTACAGATCTATCACTGCACGCTGCCTCTACGATATCCAGCATTTCTTTTCCCGGTATTCCACCGCCTACAAGTAGCGGTGTTATCAGTACTTGCCCCGGCTCCGGTGATATTACCGATACATCAACAATCAAAGACGAAGCTCGTTTGGCAATTTTAATGTATTCGCCCACTGGTCCAGCTACCGAAAATCCCTCCGGAGCCTCGCGAATAGCCTCACGCAAAGAATCGTCACTCTCGACATCTGAACCTCCCTCCGACGTTGTGGTATTGACCATTCCAGCGACGTACGGAATTGGATCAACAATCTTATTGATTTCTCCCGGCAGATAGCCATTACCGAGAACACCAGCCACAGTACAGGTAGCCGCTACAGAAACATCCAACTGTCCAGCTATGACCGTTGCATCCTGATCAATAGCAAAAAACACATTATCTCCAGCTGTCGCTCGCGTACCTGCTGGAATGTTTGTCGCAACGGACCGCACATCCGACAGGGTTATTTTAATTGTCGTGACAGAGGCCTTGGCGCCAATACGTTCTGCCCCGACAAGTACGCCCAAGTGATCCAGGTTGGCACCTGCCGAATATCGCAATAGATTTTGTTTGCCGGTGTAGTTGATCTTATTGCACAGCATCAGGATAATGGCCGCAATCACGCATAAAAATAACCGGACAGGATCACCTTGTGCAAGGGTTCTTCCGGTTATTTCCGTATAAAGCTTTATGATATCCGATAATATTTCTTGTTCGTCTGCACTAACAAATTCAATGTCCGGCAGATCACTAAGTTTCATTTATGACCACCTTCACTTTCGCCCTTAAAACGCCCTCCGCATTAGAGCGCCATGTAATTTGTTTTACCGTAACTCGCGGCTCATATTTTTTTAATGCAGCAAATATTTCACTTTCTGCTTTCGCTTTAGCCGATAGCAGCGGCGCATCTACATAGTTTGCGTCAACGCCAAAGTCACGGTCTAACGGTACGCTAAACTTAGACGTGCTAAGTATTGTACTGCAATTTTGTAAAATTTCCATTTGCACATTTTTTGGAGCAAAATCTACGTCAACTCTTTCTCCCGCAGTAAGTTCAAAATCCATCAGCGCACCTCCTCTGTAGAATATTCAGTCAATGTAATATCGACGCTAACGGAAAGTATTTTACCGCCTGCCCGCCAATAGCTTACGTTTTCCCCTATATCCTCCAGCAACCAATAATTATCAGATACCGGCGCACCACCTAAAATAAACGGAAAAACTGCGCCTGTGTCCCTCATTTTCCTCAGCCTCCCCAGCTCGCTTTCGGGATTTATGCCGTGATCAGTGCGCAGCTGGATCTTCATGCTAACTTTTTCAACGTCGGGTCCTAAAAACTCCATTACAGGTTTACGACCAATCAAATCGTGCTTTGCCCAGCGGCCGGAACCACTGCGGCCGTAATCACTAAAAGTACGAATTTTACCATATGTCACAACAAAAGGGATATCTCCCATAGATCCAACTTGCATATTAACCTCCTATGATTACATCCGGACTTCCAGAAGCAACACTGCCTCCACAGTCTATCGGATCACCTACCCTTGCTGCCTGCAGTCCATTAATAAGAACTGTACTGCTGCCGCTGGCGATATGCGCTGTATGCGATGGATGCACAATACATCCATGCGGAGCATAACTATCGCCGACGCGCCCAGCACCTTTACCATTAATTATTACATTCGTACTGGAACTCACAAGCACAGTTCCTGGACAAGCATCATGTCCCGTATCAGTATCGCCTAATCTTGTCGCCTGCAATTTACCCACCTCCTTTAAGTATTTTTGTATATAGAAAAAGCGCCCTTAAAATAAGGACGCTTTAGTTAGCGATTATCTACTTTTTCTTCTTTGCCGTTCTTTACGAACGCCTTGCGTAACTCCATACAAATAACCCATCAAACACGCCATAAAAGGTAAATCGTTATAGTTACTTTCCATTTTTTCACGCTCCACTATATCGCGTAATCCTTGCATAGCTTCTTCATTATAGCATGGCACTTCCTGATATCCAGCTAATTTTACGGCATCTGTCAAAATCATGCTACTGCACCACCTTTCAGAATTTCTCTGAATTTTGGAATGGCGCATTCGTAGTAACGGAATGTTTCTACTTCTTTGCAGCTATATTCAGATTTGCTGTAAAATAACTTTCCGTACTGCGGAGTTTTAAGATTATACTGATTGGCTATCTTACCTATTTTATTTGCAGATATTCCAAGCATTTTACCTATATCTGTTGCCGAATAAGTAATTTCTTTAGCTTCTTCCATTGGTAGTAACGGTACACCACTTAAAGCCTCTGCTGCTTTCTGCTGGCAGATATGCTTATATTCTGGGATGTCAGTTTTTTCGGCAATAGTAAGCCATAATTTAGACTGCCGACTTTTAGCATTCAGCAGCATAGCTTCTACACGTTGCTGTTGAATTACAGTTTGCTGCTTTGGTGCAATATATTTGCCAGTTTTGCGAATAGAAGGAATTACCTCAGCAACAACCCATTCCTGAAAATCTTCAGCAGCTGGCAATTTTGAACGAAGGACTAATAAGTATAATCCAGCTTCGTCGATAATAGTTAATTGCTGCTTCCCACCAAGGGTGTCACAATTCGTTACCCCCTTGTGGGTTCCCTTAACGTGATCAGATAATGCTTTCCGAGGATTGCTATATCCCAACACTTCTGCAACATCTTTACCTACAAACCAAGGTTCATTATTTCTTTCAATTACTCTAACTTTACCAAAAGTTTTATTTTCGAATACTTGTAATTTGTTCATTCGGAACACCCTTTCATTTTAACTTGAAAGATGTTCCCCCCCATGTTACAATATTCCATGAAGGGAAACCTTCAGGATAAGGTATTGTTTCCTGATTTAGCCGTCGGAGCAATACCTTATTTTTTTATACTTTTCTCAACCAAACTAATTCCCTGTTTTATTACATCCGTTTTTGTTAAATTTAAAACTGACGAGCACTTTTCTAAAATCTCGCTAGTTTTCTTATCTAAACGTATTTCCAGCCTAATATTTTTAGGGTTATCAGTTTTTGGTCTACCTATTCGTGGGCTCATAACATCACCTCACTTTTCGCCCGTACATTTATTATATTTGTTGTACGTGCAAAAGTCAAGTATTTTTATTGTTTTATAATCATCACTTATACTCTAATATTTGTGAAGTTTTCTAAAAATATGGTATAATTTAAAAAACATTGGAGTTGATTGTATTATGTCCATTTCATTAGCAGATGTAAAAGATTTTTTACTAGTGACTTCACCTATAATTATTGCCTATATATCCTATAGAACTAACAGAAAGAGCGCAAAAGAAATACAATTAGACATAGAAAAAACTTTAAAAGAGAAAGATGCGGAAACAAATCAGATTCTTACAAAAATAAATGCTGAACTTGAAAGTCAAAAGGAACTTATTTCTTGGCAACACTCACAACCACAGACAGAAAAATATATAGAAGAGATTGGTCTAAAGAGATATAGTAACATATGCAATCTACCTAGTTTGATTGCTAAAATCAATCTAATCCTCCAACACAATAATCTTAAAACAAACGAATTAGAAGATATAAAATCTATGTTACTAAAAATAGATTTGCCTAAATCGGAAGAAGAATTATATCCTTATGAAATACCAATTTTGATAGAATTCAACAAATTATTTCATACCATTGAACAAAAACTTGAACCTAAAATTTAAATTTTCCATATGAAAAGGCACTCCTTAAGGAGTGCCTTTTTGCTGTTGTTGATTCCTTATTTGATTAATATAACCATATTGTTTTGTAAGATGTAAATTAACAAAAAATATATTTATGCTCATACCAAGTAAAGCCACAGTATAACAAATAGAAAATGCGAATAACCAGCAAGAAAGAATTATCATAAAATATACGAAGAATTCATTCACAAAAATATTTAAATTTATTAAAAAGTAGCATAATAGAAAATCAAATATCGTTATCAAAATAAAACCACCAGCAAAATAATAGCAAAACAAAACGCCAACTAAACTTTCTGCTTTTGATAATACATCAATTTGATTTATACTCTCTTTAGTTATTACAGATACCATCAATGCTAAACCTGTTATATATACCCCTAACAATCCCAGCAATCCAGCTGATATTGTTATTAACACACTTTCGATTTTACTAAAAAAAACATACGAATTGTGATTATAAAGTAGACAGAGCATAATTGAAAATATAATTGTAAAAAATATACTTATTTTCCCTGCATGCTCTGCAAAACACTCTTTATATTTTTTCGTAACCCACAACATACTATAGAAAGTATTATATTTTTTAAAATCATCAATTTTAGCCATAATTACCTCCTTAACATTTTAGCTAAAATATATCTTATACCGTCCTTTCCAATTTCATGTACTGATGGAATAGAGTTCTTTTCTTCTGAAGAAATAAACCTTTGTTCTGGAGCATCATCTGAGCTTTTAACCGTTTTATCTTGTCCATCTGCACCAATTCCTTCTGCTCCCATATCTCCATATCCTTGGCTAACACCATTAATAGCATTGCTCATATATTTATTGTTAATATTTAAACCATCTTTACTCTTCTTATCGGCTTTAAATTCCTGCGTATATATTCTTGCATTTATGTCCTCAATAGCCTGTGGATTAGCATACATATTTTGAATATCACTACATCCTGGATTTTTAGGAACTATGCTTATCCATATTTTTGAAATCTTACTAAAGTGTTGAAGTTTTTCTCTTAATGTATCTTCATCTTTTAATAAAAATACTTTAAATGTGTTTTTACCCATATATTCATTTAATAGCATTTCAAAAAATTCACAAAACTGATTTTTTCCAAAGTACTGTCCAGTTGTAAAGGCCACCATCTCGTGCTGCACATCAAAATAAAATGTTGCACTTCTCGCCAATTTATCTGTTGGTAAATCTTTTACATCATCTTCCTCTGGATCATATGTTTTTATATCATCTTTAAAAATTTTTACAATTCTTCCAGTTACATATTGTTTTTCTATGTTTTTAGTTAAAGTAATAAACTTAATTCTACCTTTATTTTGTGGCAACACAATAATTTTCTTACTCGATAAATTATAAATCAATTTATCGAGTATCTTTTTCAATGAATTTCTACCTTCATAAACTTCAAAAATCTCCTCATTTACATTTACCTTAGCAAAATACATGTATGCCATTTTATCTCCACCTTATAAAAATATTTATAAGGTATTTCGACGTAAATAAAATAATACCTTTACATCAAGTAAATTATTTTATTATAAAATTTATGAACTCACCTTAATTTATCTCTACTTTATTACCTCTAATAGTAACACCACCACCGGCAATTATATCAATATCACCTGTAGCATTTACAGTTAAACTTCCGGATTTACGATCATGCTTTATAACAGTACCATCACCAAATTTTACAGCCCTTACATCAGTACTCCGCTCCTGCGGTGCATCCTCTGCCGAAAAAAAAGATCCTAAAATAAACCCTTCATTTAATCCCAGGCCACTTTTATTTGGCAGCATTAAGCACAGAACTTGTTCATCAATATCAGGTATCCAGTAATCCTTGTCAACCATGCTTCCACGATTTACAATCATCAAATTACCAGATACCAAATCGTCTTTATCAGAAAAAGCTACTCTTGCAGTATTTGCATTGACGTCAATAGAAGATACCCTCCCGATACGAATTATGTTTTTTATAAAATTAGTATCCATTTAAACACCTTCTTACATCGATATTTGTCGTATAACCGCTACCAATATCATGTGATGCTCTGGTTATCAAGTACTTACCATCAAAAGCTCCAAATCCTAATAAATTAACTGTAACCCCAGATAACAAGACAAAGTTTCCCAACATATTTAAAGATCCAGTAACTTCGTCTTTATTTTTTTCGCGCAACCGTTTTTTTGCTAAATTTAATGCTTCCGCAACACTTTCAACTTGTTCATTTACTTGCAATGTTTTTCCCTTTTTACCCGCAACAGTATAAGTTGCCTCAATATTAGATTTTGAACTGCCCTGCTGATAACTAACTCTGCAGGCAGCATAGATATCTCTAATTTTAGTACGCAGACTGTAGCCAGTACCAACAAACAAATATTTCATTCCAGACTCTTTTTTATAAACGGTACCTGGTTTTACTATTGTTATCTTTGCTTTTTCCGCTTCATATTTTGCTTCATCAAAAATAATGATTTTTTTATCACTTATTTTCAATGCCAGGCCTTTATCCTTACAAATTGCATATAAAAAAGACAGATCAGACTGTTCTGTCTGTTCTGCCCTATCCAGCACCGGATTTTCTTCTGTGTCCCAAAACAATGACATTCCTGCAGCTGAAGCTATATCATTAGCGATTACCTGCAGCTTTGCCTTTTCCCAACTCCGACTACGTTCAGTACCTCTAAGAGTATTATTATCAGGCACAGAAACTGCTTTTATTTGTACTTCTGACGGATAGCCACTGCTTGTTATTTCATCTATTTCAAACAATCCCAAACGCAAACTTTGTGGTAACTCCGACAAAGTTTGCCAATATTTTTGCTGCAGCATTACATCTAGAAGTGCTCCTTTTTCCGGTATCCATGTCGATTGCCAAAGCCCCGCCTTGTCTTCCAGTGTTATCTGCAAATCATCGGCTTCTCCCGATAGATTATCGATATAGCTAATGCTTTTTAGATATTTACTGATATCAACTGAGATATCTTTATTATTATATTTTATGATCACCGATATTCTACGTGCTTCCATTTAACGCCTCCATGGTGGTAACAAACTAGTTGGAGTAGGCTTTTCATAATCTGGCACATCCAAAATAATACCTGCTGGAAAAACAACTATGTCAGCATATTGCTGGTTTGCTTCCAGCAGCGCGTTTACGCCACTTTCATCGTCATATAACTTTTTTGCTATACCATCCCACATATCGCCCTGAATTGTGTAATAGGTTTTAGCCATACGAAAGCCTCCTGTTCTGATTCTGCACTTCTGCCAACATTGCTTTAAATTCACGCATTTTTTGATCTAACAAAGTTGAAATTTCGGCAGTATCGGTATTCCCTTGTACGGTAATCTGAGGAGCAAAAGTCGCATTTATACTGCCACTGGTACCCAATGGATTACCCATGATTTCATTAGTTTTGGCCAGCAAGCCTATATTACGTTTATTAGGAGTATGAGGTATCGCACTTTCACCAGAGTTTTCCGCAAAAGTAGTAAGAAATGTCCCCCTGCCATAAATACCGCCATACGCATTTTCTGCAACCTCTGCACCATTACCAGATGCCGTAATATTCACTTTACCAAAAATAGGTGTAGATAAAAAATTACTAATGGATTGCCATTTTTCGCGAAGCCAGGTTTCGGCACTTGTAAATTGTTCCTGAATATAACTTGTAAATCTAAATATTGCAGCAGATGGATTATCCCAAAAATAATCCCAATATGCCGCTAATGTATCCCAGTTAGCAATTATTGCCGTAACCGCGCCAATGATCCAACCTACAGGCCCTGTGACAAAAAAGGCTATTCTAGCTATTGGACTGTCCCATAAAGTTGTAAAGAATTGTTTAACTGTATCCCAATGTTTATACAATAAAGTACCTGCAAGAATAACTGAAGCAATACCAATTATCAGCCAACCAATAGGACAGGCAGCGAGTACCGTATTAAAAAGTCCCTGTGCAATAGCCCATCCTTTCGTTAAAAGAGACGCCGCTTTAGTTACCAGATTATACTTACCTAAAGCTTTACCGGACAACTCATAGGCAGACTTTGTCCCTAATACAGCAAGCTTTACACCGCTATAAATCCAACCTAATGAATAAGCTATTGCAGCGACACTGGCTATGGCGCCAACTGACCCCAGTAGAATGGATGTAAGGGTTGAATTTTCTGTAGCAAATTTCCCAACAGAGTTGGCAGCACCGCCTATAATACCGGTTAATGGCGCAATTACAGGTAAAAGCCCATTCCCGAGAGCTATTTTTGCGGCGTTGATATTATTATTCATAAGAATAGTTGCATTAGCCGCCGTCTCAGACCTAGTTTTAAATTCGGCTTCCATACTACCGCCATATTTCGCAGCATTAGCTACGCCTGCAAAATTCTCCTCAAGTTTGTCTAAATTTGATAACAATGGCGAAATGGCCCCTAGAGATTCTTTTCCAAACAAGTCTTTTAATGTACTTGCCTGTTTTGCTTTATCTAATCCCTGCAACCCTTTAAGCACAGTCAAAATAGCACCTTTAGCATCTTTTTGCATATATTGAGCCATCTCTACCGCATCTAACCCTAATGTTGCAAATGCTCCAGTTTGAGCTTTTGTAGCACTCTCACCCGATGTTAATGCCAATATTAAATTTTTGATACCAGTAGCACCCATTTCTGAATTTATACCAGCCCCGACTATACTCGCCCCCAGTGCTGCTATTTCGCCAGATGCAACACCGCCGACCGCACCCAACGGTCCCACCCTTGTTACAACATCGGAAATAAGTGGGGCTGAAGCCGCTGTAGTATTCCCCAAATAATTTATTTTATCGGCTAAAGCAATAACCTCTGGCTGCCCCATCTTAAAAGCTGTACGCCACTTGGCCATCATTTCACCGGCTTGATCAGCTGTAATATCGAATGCTACGCCCATTTTTGCTGCCGATTCGGCGAACGGCAGTAAATCAGATTTATTAATTCCAGATTGCCCGCCTGCAGCTACGATTGCGGCCAAACCATCTGCTGTCATTGGTATTTTAGTTGACAGGTCTAAAATATCTTTACTCATTTTTTTAAATTGCTGCGGAGTATCAAAGTCAACAACTTTTCTGACGTCTGCCATAGAGCTTTCAAAATTAACTGCATCTTTAGTAAGATTTATTAATCCATAAGCAAAACCGCCTGCAGCAAGTGCCTTTTTACCGTATCCTGACATATTTGATTTTGTTTTATTGATCTTCCCTTGCATAGACAAATACTGTTGTTGCTTTGTGATCAAACTTTCGTATTTAGGATTAAGCTTGGCAAGAGCATTAGCATATGCCCCTTCCGTGATAATGCCTTTTTTCTGCGCAGAAGTAAGCATTTTATAGGTTTTATTATATTCCGATACGCTTTTATTAAGTTTAGTGACTTCATTTCCGGCGCTGGAAAACGCCGCTTTGAAGCCGCCTTGTAAAGTTGCTGAAATAACAAATCCAAACGCAAATTCTTTTCCTGCCATTATTGCCCTCCTTCCTGCAAAAATGCTATAATATTTATATAAGGATGTGATTTTATGCTGAGCTTTTTAGCTATGATGATAATTTTTGGCCTGTTACTGTGGTTAATAATAACCATTGTAGTTTTTATTGGTGGATTCATATATTACTTTTTCAAAGATGTATCTAAAGAGATGTCCATTGCTAAAGCAAAATCTAATATTAAACCACTAACAATTAACCAAAAACAGTTTTTCAAACTTTTAGCAGTGTTTATTGTTTCATTATTGCTTTTTTATATCAGTGACAATAATACCAACGCTTCTGTTATAGTAGTCTCTATCGTAGGCCTGTTAGCTTTATCGGGGTACTGCTTTTATCAGTTCTACGAAAACCTCAACCAAAACAAAAAATTATCTTAAAATAGCTCCCATTATCGGGAGCTATTTTTTTCTGCAATAATTTCAGCATAATCCAGCATTAAATCAAGATCTATATCGATATAGTAGCTAACCGGTGTATAGGACAGCATTGCCATATTTACCGCAAGTTCTTTTATTTCTCGTATATTCCGAAATCCTAACTGAGCAAAAAATTAGCCACCGGGAAAACGATATTCCTAAAATCGGTCGCAGGCAAATCTAATATGTCATCTACCGGTACACCTATCAGCTTGGCTGCAACAATAGCCTGAAAGTTCATAGATAGAAATACAGACGGGGTTTGATCGCCCATTGCTCTTACTTCTTTCTCGGCCGCAATCAAATCGCTACCCTTCATTTTATTAAAATCAAACTCGACTTCTTTTACTTCTCCGTCGGTCGTAATCAAAGCTTTTTCTAATTTTACTTTCATTATTTACCTCCAAATTTTAAAAGGGGTACCACTCTGCGGCCGCCTCTTTATTTATTTTTAATTCAAGCCCAACGCCTCTCGGACATCAGCAAGATAGTCAGTACCGCCAATATTAGAAATATAATTATATTTATCAACTTCCAGCACGGTTTCGCCAGCAATAATCACTTTAATATAATTAGTTTCAATGGTGTTGCTGGAGCCGGTAGTCGTTCCAACGTCTAATTTGCCGAGTTCGGTTTTTTTCGGCACGCCGCGGATCACGCATTTTACAGCCTTTACGACGTACTCACTTTTTTCTGGGTCGTAAAACTGCTGCGCGCCGCGCAGGTCTAAGCTAACACCCTTTTGAGATGCCAGGTTCATTCCAGGTTTAGAAATAGTACGCCAGTTAAGTACAGTTTCCATACTTCCAAAGTGCCCTAAAACAGGACTGTCTACCTCACCGGCAATACCAGCACCCTTTACTGTTTCGGTCATTGCATCCAAAGACGGTAGCTGGACATCAGTTACGCCAAGAAGATCATTTCCGTCATTATAGGCTCTAAAGTTAATTAGCTTTTCCGGAACAACATTATTACTCATCTTTCATCCTCCTCATTAACCAAACAACGTCTCAAGATAAGACGTATCAAACTCGATCGTATTTTCAATTACACGTGCCGGCACCGGCGGAGTAAAATAAGTATGGAATCTTACAATACCATCCATCTGATCTGTTGTTGGATTCTCCTCTTTCAAATATTCAATTCTTCCACCAAGCAAGAACCCTCTTGAAACAAATCCATTAATGCGAATATTTTCGCTATCCACGACAAGATCAATAAGTCGTTTGTTCATCGGGTTATCTACTTTAGACCAATAACTTTGAATAAAGGTCTGTGCATGCCAATTGAACATACGCCGTAAACAAATAAAATTGTCTTTTACATCTGTATTTGCAGGATAACAACCAGTACGATTCCCCCACAACTTCCATCCACCGATAAAGTTCAGAGCAGTAACTACACCCTGCCCATTAAGATAATTAGCTTGTTCCAGATCTAAAACCACTTCAGTTCCATCAGACAAACATAAACTATCCATTTGTATATTTTTATTTGAAGGACTTTCATAGGGAATATCATCATTTTTTGCATCCAAAACGCCCATCGCACCCATTACCGCAGTAGAAAGATGATATTTCTTTTCGCCAAGTTTTACCATAGGCCAGCAGACTATTTGATCCACTCCAACATAATTGTTATTATTTTTCCAAGCCGGAACATCGGTATATTTTCTTACTGTGTCAGCCGGAACATCTACCAAAACAGAAGCTTTAAACAAACCGTTAATAGTACTTGCTTTGGCAGTCATAACAGCTGCTACTTCTGGATCGTGTGCCCAACCAGGAGCAAGCACCATACCAGGTACTAAACGATACAGAGGAAATACTTTTGAAAGATTCTCAAGACCTGTGTATGCGCCCGTACTGATATCAATACCACCAATAATGTCATCCTTATCCACGGCTGAGGGATCAATTTTTTCATAGTCCAAAAAAGCACTGTCTGTAAGCTGTCCGCCACTTAATGCAGTAATTACTAAATTCCCATCACTGTCAAAAGCAGCTTCATAGTCAACGCCTTCCGTCAACGGTTGTCCGGCAGATGCTTTTTTTACTTTCAATGTTTCAAGTAACACTGGATCATTTACAATCACAGTTTTTTCACTGTTGAACTGAACCTCTTTATCACTGACCGGCGCTTTATGTTTTTTGGGATCTAAAACATTAACAAAAACTGTCGGTGAAACTGCATAAAGCGAATATTGGCTATAAATAGTTTCGCAAAGAGTGTATTTCTTCCAATCTTCACTGTATCCCATAGCCGTTACCGCTTCTGCATATGTATAACATAAAATGGGTTTATTGACCTCTGCTCTGTTACTTGCCAAATGAATTGGAGCCGTACCAAAAACAACTGGTAACCCAGCAGTAGAATTTACTGCCGGAACAATAGATGTTGGCACCTCAGATGTATATACGCCATGCTTATATGCCATATGTTATTCCTCCTTTTCTGCCAAAACAGCAGCTTGGTAATATTTATTCATAGGTGTTCCCGCTTTTGCAATAGCCCTTTCAGCTTCTGGCAATTCTGAAACAGCTACAAACAGTTTTTTTATTTGCGGACACTTTTCAAATACATCATCAATATGAGTTGGTAACCCGCCAATGAATACCTGATATTTCAATAACTTTCCGTTTTTGTAAGACGGGCCTACATAAATCAAGCGTTCAGGCTTAGTGGTCTGACCGCTTTTTTTGTTAATAGCCATAATTTATTTCCTCCTCTACTGGCTTGCCCAGTGTGTAACTAACTGTCATTAAGCCCTGCCACTGCGGGAAAGGCTGCTCATCTGCCACCTTAGATTTGATAGGCAAGATGAGCCTATGCTTATTAGCAATAGTGCGTTTTTTCAGCAAAGCCTGACGTACGTGCTCCATTAAATTAAACAAGCTGCGCCACCCCTCAGAAGTATCACCGTCAATGATACTAAATCCTATTTCAACCTTTGCTGCACTCAGCTCATCACCATCTTCACATTCAAGAACCAGCACATAAATACATGATTCACTTTCCTTGGCATTAGTTTTCACTGGCAGGTATCCGGGATAAACATTTATCGGAGAATAAGTCCCGTCAGATTGCTGCGATTCATATTCCAGGACAACATTTTTTAGAAACGCTGCCAAATTTTCCATCAATTCGACTTGTGTCATTAACGTCCTCCAAAATTCCCATAACGGTATGAAACTTCATGTAAAAATCTTTGATTCAACACCTTCTCTGCAAATGGTGCTAAATCTTCCAGCACGTCTTTATTCCCCGCCATCTGTGGGATGCTCGGGCCATATGGAATGTCCAACGGATATCTTGTTTTCAAATACCTGAGCATAGGTCCAGCGTAATTGCTACGAGATGATTGTTGTACAAATAATCCAGGAACATTCTTAAACCCTCCAGCACGTATTACTCGTACTCGCATAGGTCCTGCTTTTGCAATTTTTTCTCCTGCGCGCAATGCAGAAATAATATTTTTAGGTTTTGGGCTTAAATTGAAATATGTTATGGGTAGCATCCTACCCACCGTTCCGACTACACCTCGTAAAACTTTACGCATAGAACGTTTTATTGTTATAGCTTTTTTTACATTAGCAGAAGATATATCATATTTTTCAATTATTAACCCCGATAATTCTGCTCGTACAGCCGTAGCCGTTCTGTTGATTGCTCTTGATGCTGCGTACTTAACTTGCTCCGGGCACTCTGCAAAAAGGTTTTGCGCTATTTCTAATGTTTTTTCATCAAATTCAATTTTAATCATCTGTCATTCGCCACCAATTGGATAGTCAAAATTCCCATGTCATCAGCACAGCTCTCAACCAGATACTGCTTATCATTGACGCCGAAAAGCTGTCCATATACAGGAAGCTCAGGCAAAGCTTCTGCCAAGCAATTTACCTGAAGCCTACTACCATAGATCCCTGCATAAGTTTGACTGGATCCAGTCCCCGTAGATAACCCCTCTGCAACAGAAATGTCTTGCAGGATGGCGCTGCATTCGGTACCATTCAAGTTATGTTTATCGGCAAATTCTAACGAGTTAATAAAAGCCGCAGTATTATCTGCGGCTATCTGCTCACGAAAGGTTTTCATTTTACTGTAGCTGCGGCATTGACCGGAGGCAGGCTATCACCATCTGTCTCATCTTGCTGATTGGCCGCACCCTCCAGCAGTTCTAAAAGCTTTGCTTTATTAGCTGCCTTAGGCACTTCTAAGCCTCTTTCTTCGCATAAAGCTTTCAGTTCGGTGTTGGTAAAATCTTTCAATGTTCTTTCTGCTTTTTTTGCACTTGTAGTCGAGTTAACTACAACTCCCACCGAAACTTTTTCAAATTCTTTCGGCGCACCTGCTACCAGCGCATTCGCTTCAGCTTCCGGCAGCTCGAGGATCGTTCCTGCCTTATACTCGACGCCATTGCGTAGCAAAGTAAATTTCTTTATCAATACTTGTTGCATTTACAAACCTCCTTATTTTACTTTCAAGGTCGCCCAATCATCCAAAAACTCCGGGCATACTACACAGCGGCTGGACATAGCCAGAGTAGTCGTATCGCTTTCAGTATTGCCGGTAACTTTCGGAATGTATGCGCCTTCATAAGTACGGAATTGTTTGTCGTCTTCAAGCTGCGTTACTGCGCCAAAGAGACGTTTACCACGACCGGGCACACCAATAATCATATGATCATCAGGGATATACTGGGCAAGGTTGCCGTCGTCACCCTCGTACACGCCGTCATAAGCGTAGATTTCCAGATTAAGTGATTCAATATAACCAACTCGCAGCAATTCCGGTCTTACCAGCTTCGGCTGAATGCTCATCAGTGCTAAATTTTCACGGCTGGGCACCAACAAATATTTATAAAGCTGTTCGTTATTGAGCAGGTAGGATACTACATTCTGTGAACACAGGGCCACTGTAGGGATCATACCCGCGTTACGGCGGATCTTCTGAGATGCGTCACCCATGACATCATAAATTTTAGCAGAAGCATTATCCCATGTGTCCGATCCGGACAGAGTTGTTTTATTGTCAAATTCAGAAAATGTAATCGTATCAACAACAACAGTTTCACCATCGTCGGCATAGCCTTTGCATTCGTATTCACCGTTGATCAAAAGCTGTGCAGCCATCCACTCCTGACGACGGACGCAGGCATCAATCAATTCTGCCATGTCATAAGCGCGCAATTCTTGCGCACGTTCTGCCGGAGTGCGAGTGCTGTAGATATCTTCCCCAAAACCACGACGCTCAATATCAGACGCTTCGATAGTCCGTTTAGGGCGCATCAGCGGAGCTTTATAAGACCTGATCTGCGAACCGTTACGGCTCATATTTACACCCTTGCTGCCCGGTACCACAAACGGTGCCATTCTGCGACCGCCTTTGCGGTATTCCATATCCACGGTATTCGTCAAAAAGGTTTTAACCGCAGGAAAAAAAGTATCAATCAATGTCGTAGTCGGCGGATTGGTGCGCTCAATCGCCTGCAGCAAAGTTCTGGTATCATCAATATTAATAGGCATTATCTTCATCCTCCTTATTTCACGCTGGTCAAATAGATATTGACCGCACGCAGTTCTTCTTCATGAGCAGTGGCATTATCAGATGTTTGTGCCACAATAAGTTTTTCACGATTAAATTGACCGCTAATATAAACTGTAGTAACAACGTCGGTCCCGGATAAAACAATGTCATTGGCAAGGATCACAGACGCTTTATCCGCTCCGCTTTCAGATGCTGTGCTATCTACAATCTCATATTTACCGCCAACTAAAGCAAACAATGTGCCTCGCTTATAGCTGGCCGTAACACCTTTCAGAGTTACGTTTTTAGTAAGTACCGGTACTGCTGTACCACCAATAAGCTCATCATAATGAGTTCCGTTCATGTTGGAAATCATTTCCATTATTTCGCACCTCCAAATTTACTATTCATTACCTTGACCATCTTATCTAATGCTTTCGCATCTTCTACTGCACTTACAGCTGCCTCATCGGCCGCAGGATTGGCAGCAACGCCATCAACACCGGAGATTTTACTGTCGGCTACCATAGCGGCTACAACATTTTGCGCAGCATTGGCTACCGCCTCTACTGGAGCAATATTTTTTACTGCTTCTACATAATTTTTTACTTCCTCAACAGTTTTACCACTTTTCTTAGCCTCATTGATGATTGCGGTAATTGCGACATTTTGACCATCATCAAGTGCTTCTAAATCAAGTACACGTTGACGCTCGGCAGCTACTGCAGCCTCCACCGCTTCAGCAGTATCAACCGCCGTCGCCGGAAGCGTATTATTTGCTTTAGTCTGGCCACAAGCATTAGCTGTTGTCTGTGTATCTTCCAACAGTTCCTGCAAGCCTAAAGCATTAAGAACCTTTTCTAATTTACCACTTGGCATATCTCTAACCTCACTTTGTTTAAATTTATTTTTTACCGCTTCACTATTAGCAAAATGGTTCAAATCATAAGACACTGAATTGATCACCAAAGTATTGCCATTTAACGCAGCAGTAACTCCTCCGATGATCTCGTCAGCAAAACCTTTTTCCTTACATTCTGCAGCGCCCATCCATGTTTCGTTGGACATCATCGTTTCGATTTCTTCGTCCGATACCTTACAACGCTTGCGATAGGCAGCGACAATGCTTGTTTTGATCGTAGCCAGTGCTTCTATCAACTTCGACAGTTCTGCCGCAGGATAGTACCCGCTAAGACCGATAGCGGGGTCGTGGATCATCATCAACGAGTTAGACGGCATAATGATTTTATCTGCCGCCACGGCTACAACCGTTGCTGCGCTGGCAGCTAGTCCGTCAATCACCGCTGTGACACGCCCTTTATAGCCCTTGAGCAAATTATGTATAGCATGGGCCGCAAATACATCACCGCCGCCGCTGTTTATGCGTACAGTAACATCCCTGCCACCCAGCCCGTTAAGATCCTGGGCAAACTGCTGCGGCGTTGCCTCATCACCAAACCAGGACCGCTCTGCTGCGATTGGTCCATAGATCAATATTTCAGCGTCGCCACTAATATCATTCCTCACCTGCCAAAATTTTTCCATCATTATCACCCCCATTCCCACCAGTATTATCAGCCTTAGGCGGTTCTAATCCTTTAGCTCGCCACGTCTGTTGCTCTATAGCGATTTGGTCAATGTTGCTGTCGTAGTCAGTGCCCGTAAGTTCCGCAGCTTCACGTTCACCGGTAGAGAAACCATATTTTACGCGTAAGGCTGCGCCAGTTACCTCTTTTACTGGATCCAGCATCCCCATAACAGGGCCAAACCAATCTGCATTACTCCATGCCTTAGTTATGATTGGATCACTACCATAGCCAGGAGCACTAATTCTACCGATAGCAACCGCCTCTGCCAGCCAAACTTCATAAACAGGCTGACAAAAATCACGTGCAAACCAGGTACGTCTGGTTTTAAAATTACTGGCAGCTTGTAATAATGCCCCACGTGCCGCAGAGTATGAAGATTGAAAACGACTAAGTAACACCTCTGCCGGTGTGCCAATAGCTGCACCGATCTGGCTGATCATCATATTTGTAAATGGTTCAAAAGTTGACATTGTACGGCTTGCGTCCATCGACTTTACATCGACACCAGGAGGCAGCAGATTAAGCGTTCCTGGACCAACTTCAACATGAGCCAGGTCTTCTGGTGTTACGGCTTCCGCTTGACCATAAGTTGAACTTAGAACATCATTCATATCATCAATATTGTTATTAGTCGTAAAAAACAAAGTATAAAACGATTTAATGATGGCGGCCGTAAGCTCCGCATTAGTATAGCGGCTGACCTGCTTCAATACCTCGATCACCGGCGCCAATATTGGTACGCCTCTGTACTGCTCTGGTCGTTCTTCATGCGATATCTGTAAAATATTTGGCCGGCCGCTTAACTTGCCAAATGCTTCCACTCGCTGCCACTTTAAAACTGCTGCAGGATCACTTAAATCAAAAGGCACCCTGTTTGCGACCCAATAAGCCACAACAGCCCCATCTGAATCTATTTCAATACCGTTGATAATACGATTCCCGTTTTTATTATTAGTCATTTCAACATCGTAATAAGATGGAGAACCATACGAACCACTGCTGTTTGGGTTACAGACCCTACTGGCCTCAAAAAGCTGTACTCTCAAACAATACGGATTATCAGGCACCGGCCTGCGATACTTGATCGCTGCCCATCCGTCACCATCTACAAGATAGCTCATATATGCAATATCCTGCATATCAAAAAAGTTATTTTTTCGATACAAATCACAGGCCGTGCTGTTTGCCCAAAGGTTAAATTCACGAAACGCTTGACGCTGCCACTCTTTAGCTTCCTCTGCAGTCAATCCCAGCAACCTATAATCTATTTTAGGCGAAACTTTAAGACCAGCGCCTATAACATTGCTGCGCGAAGTATTAATAGCACTTGAACCAAGCGGAGAGTTACATACTAAATCTGCACTGCGGTTTCGTAAAGTTACCAAATTTACATCGACATCTGCTTTAGTACTGGATTTCAAGGGATTATAGCCACGTAAAGTACTTCGTGTCCTACTGGCGCCGCCTTCTGAATAGCCGCTGTTCACTATTATTATTTTTTTATTATTTTCATTTCCCTCAGTAGGATGCCTGGCCTTAGCCGGTATTACTTTTTTACGTTTCACCATCATCTATCCTCCTAATCCCGCATAATAACTTGCTTTGTTCGATGCCCTCTTGGATACATTGCCTCATCCGTAGTCGCTCCTGCAGCAATAAGATCATTTATTTCTTTTCTTATTTCTGATAAATCAGCTCTCGTCAGCGTTCTATTGCCAATTCTGTAGCTTTGCCCTGCTACCAAAATAGACTGTTCTGCAGATAAATAATGCTTTAACCGTTCATTAAGTACCGTACTTGCCACTAATAATCCCCCCTCACACTTTTTCTAATGCAGCCGTAGCCGCATTTAGGCTTGTTTTTCAGTTTAGACTTTACCGATTGTTCTTTGATTACATTCGGGCTGTTGATCAATTTTTCCAAAGCCTCGAAATCAGGATTTACGCTTAACATACATGCGAGGTTATAAACCCGCAGATCCAAAGGCTCATTCCGTTTATCTTTAGCTATATTTACCCACTGATATACTAATACTCCATTTTTCCGACGAGGCTCTTTTGTTTCAGATATAAGGCCTTTAAAATAAAATTCATCGTAGCCACGAGTTAGCTGTACAGTTACGCTATCACTCTTATCAAGCGGAAAATGAAAATATTTAGGTCCAGGCTCTTCAATCGATAACCGATCCATAACATATTGTTTGCCGCTATCTGTGCCTAACATTACCAGCGGTATCGTATGTCCCCTTACGGTTTTAACCTTAGCGTACTTATGCAATAACGGCACTCCTGGTGTCGATGAACCTTTTATAGCAAAACGCTGCCTTGCAAATCGTTTTTTACAGTACGCATAAACTTCTTTCGTGTAGTGGCCGCCGGAATCGATAAACGCCCTAGCTACCAAAAGACCCTTACCTGACGCAAAGCAATATTCCTTATCCAGCTGTTCGTCCAGCATATCCCACACTTTAAGTGTATCCGGCACGCCCAAAATAGTGCCCTTTTTTATTCCCCAACATTCTTCAGCCATTCCCCAGCCACAAATCTCATACTCGAGCCTGTTGTCTTGTACGTCAACGGCCGCTGTTAAAAGCAGTACGCCTTCCGGCAGCTCGGCGCCATAGTTTTCACGCCTGCGCATAAACTGCTCATGGCTTTCAAAATTTCCTTTGCGCTCATATGCTTCTCCAAAACGAGTATTAACAACTACTTTTTCACGCTCTGGATCGCCCTGTGCTTCCAACCATTCCTGCATTACATCTGACCAGTTCACCCAAGGTGCTGCAAAACAGTTAACAAAAAAGCTCCGTACCCCCTTAGTGAGAGCCGAAGCGTTCTGTGCAATATATTTTTGTGCGGCCTGCCGCATTTCAGTTTCTGTAAACCCAAACCCGCAATCTGGGCAACGCCAAATAACTGACTTAACGATAATCTGCCTTGTTCCCTTTTTGTCAACAGAACAGTCGTAGTCAGTATGCATATCCCGATGTGTGATTAAATGCCACTCTTTGCACTTTGGGCATTGATGCTGCCACTCTTCCTGAGTCCCTGTTATATATTCATCTTCGATTCGACTGTCTCCAGCATTGGTCGGTGTTGAGAATAACCCCATGACGCTATCCCAAAATGTAGTCATACGTTTTGCAGCCAAGCTGACCGGGTCGCCTTCTGTACCGGCGCTTTTTGGAAAGCGGTCAACTTCGTCTGCCAGTAATATTTTTATCGGCTTACTGGCAAGACCGGCAGGACTGTTAGCACCCGCCATTATAAGTCTGCCGCCAGGGAATTGTTTAGAAAGAATAGTATTGCCGGCATCACGACTTTTTACGTCTTTAAAAATATCTCTCAATACCTTTGTATCTCTGATCATCGGCGCTATACGTGATTTACTATAGTCCTGTGATGTTTCGATAGTTGGTTGGATCATCATTATCGGTGCGGGTGCCAGATGCGCGAACCGACCAATAACATTATTCATGATATCGGACTTTCCAACCTGAGATGCGGTCTTTGCAACCACCCTAGTTATGCCTGGTTCAGTAAAAGCATCCATAATGGCTTTTTGATATGGAGCACGATCTGTTCGCCACCGCCCAGGCTCTGCAGCAGCTTCGCCAGATATCATCCTATAGCTATCAGCCCATTCGGATACAGTTTGATCTGATAACGGCATCAATGACTGTTTTACTATTTTTTTGAAAAGATCAACTGTCTTCTTCATTACTAAATATCTCCGGATTATAATCGCTAAGCTCAGTTAACCTTGACTTAATTTCTTTAGAAAGTTCCGTCATAATAACACTTCTGCTCTGATTCTCCAGTCTAGCAGCCATCTTGGCTGGTATGCCTAAAAGCTGACTCCGTAATTTAGATAACATATCTGTCATAACTCTTTCGACATCTGCCGCATCATGTGACAGATTTTGTCGCTTTGCCAATTCAAGTTCAGCTAATTTACGTTTTGCAGCTTCATGCAATGCTTTTTCAGACCAATAATCATCTTCATCTTTACTAGAATATTTATTTTCATAGAACGAAGCTATTGCCATTGTCAAAACGAAGTCTCCTTCTATTTCACGATGCAAAACTTCCTCATTTACCAACTGATTTACACGTCGCTCGCTGATGCCCAATAATTCGGCAAGCTCTCTTGCAGAGCCACGTTTCAGCATTTTTACCACTTCTATTTTCACCGCCTGTCTACTACAAAGAGAAGGAAATAGGAAAAAATATTGTTAAATCTAAACCTTTTTCGGGGCTCGAAAGACCCTCAAAGAAAGTTATCCACAGAAAGAACCTATGAAAATTCTCCTGCAAATGTACATAAGAAAAGCACTCACTTTAGTGAGTGCTTTTCTTCTTGTTTATTTAGCTCTTGCTATTTGCTGCTTTTGATTATTAAAAAAATCCTCAACCTTGTCAAAACTGATCCGATCTTCTGCGACTGCAATTTTAAGCTTGCATATTGTATCTGCTATGTAATCATTTAACACCGTACAATGGTTTTGCGCTTGGACTCTTTTTTCTTCTTTTGTTCCATTTAAAACATCTAGTGTATCTACTAAGTATCTAGCTAAGTTATAGTAATTACTATACACATCCTCAGAGTACCAATGAATTCCAGGACAATAACTAAGCAATAACTGGCGAGCTTTTATCAATTCTTCCTCGTTTTCAAAACATGAATATATTTCCGTTTCATGTTTTAAAGCAGTACTACGTTTTTTGGTCCAAACTGAATCCAGATAAATCGATAGTTTTTCATACGCCTCTATGCGGTGGTCTATTATTTTTTTGTAATAGTCACGTTTGTAATCGTTCTTTTTATGCCACCATAAACATAGATTGCTTATTATTGTACTAATAACAGCAGACCCAACTATCGCTTGCCAAAATTCACTCAACATCATCACCATCCATTTTTAGATGGTTTTATTATACCACAAAAGCCGCTGATCCTTAACCAGATCAACGGCTTTTGTCAATTTCTACACATACAGTATAACACAGGTCAATACTCGCATTCTATCTCCTCTTTTAATTCTTGCAGTGCCTTAGAATGCATTCCACGAATACCCCAAATCCGCAGCAATAACTTCCCAACGCTGGTAATTCAAGTAACGTTTGAACAATATCAGCTGCAACTTCTCGTCGTCAAGCATTTTTATTAACGCTCTCGTCGCCGCTAACGCCTCTGTAAGCATCTTAATATCGCTTTGAATAGACATTTCCACGTCAGCCATCTTCGCAACCGTACCGCCTAATTTGTCATTGTTGCAACCGCCCCCAGGCGCCAAGCTATAGACTGGAGTTATCTGCTCTGCCAAATCTCTTAGATCCTGCAGCATTTGTAAATCCGCTTCAAGCTGCTTCTGCCAGACCCATGCACTTTTTAACCTTTGCTTTATTTCATCCGTCGTAGGCATCGCATCACCCCTCTGCCCGCAAAACATCTGTAGCAACGTCTATCGCAGCACTTTCAGCTTCACTCAGCTGATGACCATGCTGCACCTGCCCTAACATACCGATCACGCTCCGGAATCGATTTTCTTTTACACAATTTACCCTGCGGCAGTAAACTTTATTCTCGCTTACTTGACGGCTCCACACGCAGCCCTTACACTTATGTGCCACTCTAAACACGCTCCTTCAGTTCTTGATCTGCCAAAACTGACGCAATTACAAAGTAGCAGATTATGTCATCGATACTCTCCTGTACTTTGGCACCGGTCAGCCTGTTATTATAAACGTGTGCAACATGTTTCGCGGCATATGCTTTCAGCGCTTCGTACTGCACCGAAAAGCCATTATCCCCATACATCAGTCTCGCTCCGGTCGTAAAATTCGCCAAGGGATCTTTATCTGTTGAATACTGGTCATTCTTGACCTCAAACATCCCCTGTATATAATTCAATTTATTTTTTACTGCTTGTATAAATTCTTTTTCCGTCATTAGTCACTCAGCTCCTGTTCTATATTGTTCGACCCTTGCTTTAACTGCTGCCAGCAGTTCTGCCTGGCTGGCATCCTTATGCGCTAACGCCGCCATTACCTGCTCGTCCATAGTACCTTTAGTAACCAAATGGTGTATTATTACGGTCTGCTGCTGGCCTTGCCTGTATAGTCTGGCGTTAGCCTGCTTATATTGTTCCAGGCTCCATGTAAGTCCAAACCAGACTATCGTATTGCCGCCGGCCTGCAAATTCAGTCCGTAGCCGGCAGAAGCCGGGTGCGTAATAAGCATTTTTATCTTGCCTGCGTTCCAATCGTTGACATCTTCAGGCGTTTTCAATTCTCTTGCATAATTGAACCATTTAAGCAACCTGTCCCGATCATGCCTGTATGCATAAAAGACCAGTATCGGATTTCCTGATTCTGCTATTTCTTTCAATGCGACCAGCTTTTCATCGTGAATGTCTATAACGCCTTTGTTCTCGTCATAAACAGCTCCGTTCGCCATCTGCAGAAGTTTGTTTGAAAGTGTTGCTGCGGTAGCAGCTGTAACATCACCCTCCGGAAGTTCTAAAACCAAAAGTCTTTCAAGCTCTTTATATCTGGCTCTTGCCCCTGTACCCATATCGACGCTGATCACATTGTCGATACGCTCCGGCAGTTCCAGCCAATCACCAGCACTCATACTGAAAGTAATATCACTGATTGCTGCATATATCTCCTGCTCGGCTCCAGGTTTTGGCTTATATGAATAAACCACGTAGCCATTGCTTTTATCTGGAACAAACCAGCGGTTACGGTATTCTGTTATTGTCCGACCCAGTCTTTTCCCGCCGTCCAGCAAATAAATCTGTGCCCACAGGTCCATTAATTTATCGCCCGGTGTGCCTGTCAGCTCTAACACTTTCTCAAAATACGGCCGCACTTTCCGAAGTGCCTTGAATCTTTTTGCCTGATGATTTTTAAAGCTGCTGCTTTCGTCAAGAATAAGCATATTAAACATCTTAGGTCGCCAGTGCAACTGCTCCATAAGCCAGACCACATTATCGCGGTTGATAATATAAATATCTGCCTCGGCTGCCAGTGCCCTCTGGCGTTCGCTGGCTGTACCCAATATCTTTGATATTTTAAGCTGCTGCGTGATATCCCATTTTTTGATCTCACTATCCCACGTACTTTCTGCAACCTTTTTCGGCGCCACGATTAGAACCTTAGACACCGAAAAGTAATCCCATAGCAGCTGTGTTATGGCAATGAGACTGCAGGCCGTCTTGCCAAGCCCCATGTCTAAAAAGAGTGCCAACGCCGGCAATTCCAGTATCTTTTTTATCGCAAACTCCTGATAGCTATGCGGCTTAAACACGTCGGCCATTTCCCACATCTCCAGCTAATACAGAAACTGCAACAACCGCAGTTTCCAATTCCATAATCACCTTATCTACACGTTCATAGCAGTCAACTATTCTGCAGTCGGCACCCATATCGCACAACTCTTTGATTTTCATGCGCTGCTGCGGCCGCAAACAGCCACCCGGTTTTTTTACTTCTACAAGCAGGTATATAGCCGTAACCAGTGATTCTAGTCCAGTAGGTACCACGACCAGCCGATCCGGCACACCAGCATTACCTGGACTTACGAATTTATAGGCCTTACCGCCCATCTCTTTCACTCGTTTGCACAAATACTGTTCGACATCTTTCTCTGTCCTCTCCACAAGAACACTCCTTTCGTGGACATTTGTCCTGAAAACACCGGAAACAAAAAATTTCCTTATATCTATTTATATAAGCCCTATATGCTATTTCTTACGCGCGTATATACGTATATTATTAAAATATCTTTATAGTAATATTTTTTGTTTACTTTGTTTCCGCTATCACTCTAAACCGCTTGTGTTCTAACTTTTTGGCGGAAACAAAACCTGTTTTTTCTGTTTCCGCTCTTGTTTCCGCCGTTTGCGCTAAATGCTGATTTTTGAAAAGTGTTCAAAAATTTTGTTTCCACTGTTTCCGTTGTTTCCCTTTAGTTCGCTAAAGTCCGTTTCCGCTTCGTGTTTTTGTTTCCGCCTTTGTTTCCGCTAATTTGTACATCTACAGTAGCCACGTTGGTGCCCATACATTTTTCCAAACCTCAAATTTCCCTTTGACCGTTCCCATCCCTGCATATTTTGCATGATGCTGTTAATCTCTCTGGACATCAAACTATTAAGGTTCTTTGGGTCTCCTTTAAACACTTCGCACCATATCTCAAGAACACAAACCTTATACCGCTGCACTGTACCTGGCTCAGTAAGCTCATCACTTTCCAAAAAATCCCGGCGTTCATACAGATCCAAACTATCCCAGTTCTCCGGCAGCAAAGTATCAAGGTATTCCCGTACCAGACCAACTTTCTCAGACTCCTCAGTATGCGCTGACTGTGCCTTAACGGCTTCTGCTTCCATATCTTTGTCCAGATACAGGCTTTCTCCCTGCTGCCACAGATAATAAGCCTCGGCCCACACCTGCGCTACTTCTGCCTCTGTAAAATCTTTAAAACTCTTATCATGCGGACCACCTACGTTAACCGGCCAAAACCTTCTATTGCCCGTCCGGTCTCGGAGAAATACAGTTTCATTCGTAGTCCCATAAAATACGCACTGCCGTGGGAATGAAGCTGTTCTACGTCCATAAGCTACACGAAAGATATCTTCGGACTTCGATAAAAACTGTTTTACCGCTTCTGATTCAGCCTTTCTCGTAGCATACAGCTCACCCAGCTCTGCAATCCAAACTCCATGCAGCTGTTCATAGGCTTCCTTGCCCTGCACGCTAGTAAGACTGTCTGAGAACCATTCACGGCCGAGTTTCTTCAGCATCGTACTTTTACCGATGCCCTGCGGTCCGCAAAGAATTATCACATTGTCAAATTTGCAGCCGGGGCTGAATACCCTTGCTACCGCAGCTACTAAATGCTTACGGGTCACGGTACGTACATAATCCGTATCATCAGCCCCAAGATAATCTATCCAAAGGGTATCTATCCTCGGTGTTCCATCCCACTCTTTAGCCTTGATATAGTCACGAACCGGGTGGAAATGGTTGCGGGTAAAAACCTCAGCACAGGCATCATAAATAACCTGCTGCCCTTTTACGCCGTAAACATTGCTTAAATAATTGCGTAAGCAGCTATCATCTGTATCGTTCCAGGTAACGCCCTGCTTTATAGACCGCCAGGGCATACTGTCCAGCAGCACCGTCCGGAAACTGAAATCGTTATAGGCAACTTTACCGACCAGATTGATATCATTTTCTAAAATCAGCTTCAGGTTATGTGGCGTTGATTTTATTTCACCGGTTTTCGGCGTTATTTCCAGCTTACTCATCCAGTCTATATCTGCCGGCACATCTCCAAAATCGTCACTTTCTTCCAGCAGCTTTTTAGCCAGTTCGGTTTTAACGGCATCGTCTTTCATTGCGAATTCCTGCATTGCGCCATAGCTCGGCAGGTTGTTTATTTTAGTATCGACTTCAACGTCAACATCTTTATCACCGAAAAGGTGCAGCCGAACAAGGTCAAAACTGTTTACCAGCTTTCCACTGACAGGATCGGTACCGTGATGGCTGTATGCAAATTTGCCATCTTCGTACACCACAAGCCCACCTGACGTACTTCCCTGTTTATAGGTATAACGATCTTCACCGCAAGGCTCATACACATCATTAAGGAAACAGTCTATCACATCCGGCACTGAATACGTTCTGCAAAAAGCGCCTATTGCTCCAGGTTTTTCGTAAGGGTCACCTTGCTTTTTCACAGCTGCCTGCCGCATCTTATTTGCCCTAGAACTCTCTGGCCACGTCGAAGTATCACGCCAGTCATCGTATGTAGCAAGCACATCGTCCGGATCCAAACAGTTCTCGCTATCGTTAGCGAAAAATATGTACTCGCCATCGGTAGAAGTACTTGGCCAGTACATCAGCCTTTCAGCTTCATAAGTAGTATCGTCAAAAAGATCCATTCCAATATCATCAGCAATACGCCGGGCAATAGCCTGATACGCATCCGGCTGCACAGCTCTGTCCAAAGGGATCACAACGCGCAGCCGCGGTTTCTCCGGTGTATGCTTATGTGTTGAATAAACTGCATAACAAACATCACCAAGTACCAGATCAAGGATCGTCATAAAGCTGCTGTCCGCAAAATCTGCGTCCAGTGTGACCAGCTGCCGCTTGACAACATTGCCGGCAATGCGGCGGCCATTTTTTATATAGCCACCTACAAAACCACCAACGTCCTTTATTTCGTCTTGCCGGGGCTTTGACAAATTGGCATACTCCGCAGCACTCTCGCGCGTCCTGGTAGTAACTCTAAGCTTGTCCAGAATATCAGGCCAACTAAATTCTTTATTTTTCCATTGCTTAGCCTTACGGCTGCCGCCGACAGCTATAGTAAATTTTGCAGGGATCATATCGCATTCCTCAGTTCATTCTTGCCGCTGCCTGTATCTATATCACAGGTATTTATCTTTAACTTGGCTTCCTTGGCCCATTCTATTACTGCTGCATTCAGTTCAGGATTTTTGGCAACCGGTCTGTTTTGATTGAGTTTAGCCTGCCTGATTTCTCCGTCGGCCACTTCAATACAAACTAATAATTTACCTTCATCATCAGTCATAACCGCTATAGTGCATTTGCCGGCAAGCGCACGTTCAGCATAAGAGCCTACACAGTTGTGCAGTTTATTGCCGACCATGCGCAGCTCATGCGCGGTTTCCGGAAGAAAGAATTTCAATCTGTCCTTCTGCATCGCCAAACGCTTTACTACATGTTCCGGTATCTGCAACGAATAATCTTTATTTTTCTGTGCATCCCATTTTTCTACAAGCCAGTCATGTATTTGTGCAATAGAAGGTTTTTCTGTCCACAAAAGTTCCTGCGTTTCAGCTGCAAGCTTAAAATACATTCTGCTGCAATCATCTATATCCGAAGGGTTATAATGCTTAATCAGAAAATAAGCTGCATTATTTTTATATCGGTCTGAAGCGATCTTCAAAAAATTCAAACTTAGTTCTCCAAACGCAAAAGATCTTTCTATACGTAGCCCCATTTCCCCAACGCTGGCAAGCGCGCCTGCCAATAATAACTGCTCTTTGTAATCTGCGGATATCCCTACGGCCGTTTTTAGCCTACCAGCTTCTAAAAGGCTGCATTTGGCAATAATTTTTCTAAAAGCCTTTGTATCACGAAGCCCCATAACGTTCAATACGCTTTGCGGATAAGACAGGCCAATACGCGTTTTAGCTATCACTTTCTCTAAAAAAGGTTCTAACGATATCTTATCCATATAATGAGCTTCTACAAAACCACGGTAATCGCTGCGCCACGAACGATCATTAAAAACCGTTGGTAGATTGGGGGCATCCGTCACGGCCAAACGCCAGGCAATATTACTCAAAGGAAAAATAAGTGCTCCCATCGAACTGCCTGCTGGTACATGCATAGCTTTTAACTTGATATTATGAAAGTCTTTAACCTTTTTGCTAATAGCAGTGCGCAATTTAAGCAGCATATTCGCAAAATCTTTTTTATTATTTTTCCAGGCGATGCTGCTATGAGTAAGATATCTTAAAACGGATTGTTCACTAAACTCACGTTCTACTGGATTAGATATTTCGTATTTAACATCATCCTTGGTTTCAAAATAAGACTTTCTTTTATGGACATCAAACATTACTGTTTCGTGGCAGCGCTTTTTAATAGCACAAAAACGAATATCGTCAAAAGTCACTTCTGTATATGAAATTCTCAAACTGATATGATTCTTATACTCATAAAGAGATAAAATCATTTTTTCAGGTATACCTACCCCGATGTCATGCGCAAACCCTTTATGTTTGGAAGATCCTCTGCATCCCGGGCAGTTAAAATAATTACCGTTCCAGGTCTGCCAGCCATTAAAGCATGTATACCCCCACCTTGCGGTGAAGGTTTGCTCGCAGGTAGTGCAGTAATGCGCATAAATATTGTCATCCTTATACGGTCCTTCACCTAAAGCAACAGGAGCCTGAATAAAGTCAAACATTTTAGGAATTACGATTTTTGCAAGTAAAGTCCCCATCACGGGCACCCCCTAACCTAAAAGATCATCAATATCTATTTCTGTTGCTTGTTTCTCTGGTTTTTCGTCAAACAAATTCTGATCCAGTTTTTCTTCCTCTGTTTTATCCGCGACCGGAGCTGTAACTTTTGCTTCTGCCTTCTTGCCTCTTGAAGATTTTTTCTCTGGTTTCGCTGCTGGTTCCGCTTCTTTTTTTACTGGTTTTAATTTTAGATAAAGCTCACACTGCCGACGCTGGTTATCTACATAACCCTCCAGCTCCCGGCGTTCTTCATCCGATAAAATACTGGTGTCCTTAGCGATTTCATCCTGCATTTCTTTAAAAATCTTTATTTGATTCTCAACTGCGCTAAACGTATTTGACATAATATATCAATCCTTTCTGTAATAAGGTGTTGTATAGCCATCTGCATCAAGCTTCAGGCCTCTATTCCAGGAAACATTTTCAGACATTATTTTTATTACTCTTTCCAACTCACCGGCCACAGGTTCCGCTTCAATGATCACTTCATCATGTACGTGCATCAGTATTTTATATCCGGCCGCATCCAGTTTCAGCATTGCTTCGGCCAGGCAATCTCTTGCCGTGGCCTGCACAATATTTTCAACCAATTTGCCGCCATACGTTTCCAAGCGGCACCAGCTTTTATTGTTTTGATTTACACCTAGATAAGTAATAGATGTTCTGCCCATACTGTTATCTTCCAACCGCGGCTTTGCATATGCTATACGGCGCCCAGATGGCAACCGGATAAAAAGCATGCCAGCTTCAAATTGAAAAGCTATACCGTGCCGATACTGAACAGTAGTTCTTTTGCCGATTGCTTCTTTTGCTGCAGCTTCTACATCCCACCAGAACTGTACTATTTTCGGACTGGCCTTGCGCCATTTTGTCACGATATCGGTCAGCTCATCATCAGCAAGCCCCATCTTGTCAGCCCCCATTTGCTTCAACGCACCAACGCCGCCCTGATAACCAAGAGCCAGTTCTGCAACTTTGCCTTTCTGGCGTAACGTGCTGCCTTTCGTAACTTCTTCGATTGGTACATGAAACATTTTTGACGCTGACGCTTCGTAGATTTTGCCAGTAGTAGCAAATACTTCCTGGCGCCATCTTTCTCCGGCCAGCCACGCAATAACTCTCGCTTCAATAGCCGAAAAGTCGGCTACTATAAAAGTTCTGCCAGGCGATGCAATCAGCGCCGTCCGGATCAGTTGGCTGAGTACATCGGAGACGTTCGGATAAAGCATATCCAACATATCAAAATCGCCATTTCTTACAAGATTTCTGGCATCATCCAGATCCGGCAGATGATTCTGCGGCAGGTTATGTACCTGTACAACACGGCCGGCCCAGCGGCCGGTACGATTAGCTCCATAAAACTGTAAAAGTCCGCGTATCCTGTCATCGCTGCAAGCAGCCCCAATCATTGCTGAATACTTTTTTACTGAAGTTTTGGAGATAAGCAGCTTCAGCTCCAAGACTCTTTTTATATTTGCTGGCAAATCACTCTGCAACATTTCCTGTGCTACACTTTTTGTCAGGCTCGGCACCCGCACCCCAGTAGAAAATTCTAACCAGCTTTTGATCTGGTCAACACTATTCGGATTATCTAAACCCGTAATATCTTTCAACTGCTGCATAGCATCCTTTTTTATCTGTTCATCACATTTGATAGCATTTTCTACCAGTACCCGGTCGATAAGGATACCGGCACTGACGATTTTTTGATCAAGCTCCCAAAGCCGCTGCTCTTTTTCATTTGGCCTGAATCTATCCAGTTTATTTAAAATAGTTCGTTCAACTTCTACATCCTGTCCGCAATACTGCTTGAATAGCTCCCACTTCTTACCATCATGCTGCGGCAAATTCCTAATCCGTCCGCCGTTTGTTTTAGTAGGCTTGCAGGGCTTACAAAAATATTCTATCAATCGCCGCCCGATGGACATTTTCTGTTTATCGTCAGGAAAATTCAAGGCTTGAGCCACACCAGCCAAATATCCCGGCAAACCTAAAGTCAAAGCAAGTACCGAAGTACAGGACCATTGACCAGCATTGAGCTTTTTCTTGAAATACTTGCTCAGGCACGTCATTTCAAAGTTAGCATTATATGCAGTCTTCAATACATCAGGTGAAAAAAGAGCCCGCAGCACATCTGCGGGCAGTTTTTCACCTTGAGCAAGGTCAATAACCTGCACCGGGTCTTCATCAAACGCAAAGCCAAATAAAAGTATTTCAAAATCAGGAGCATCGACATAAGCATAAGTTCCAACTTTTTTTATGTCCCTTGATGAATAGGTTTCAAGGTCAATGCTTAGTCTGGTCATGGTTCTTAACCTAGCAGATCATCAGCATAGGCCGAATCATCAAACCCATCATCCCAGTCTTCATCACGAACGATACCGCCGCCAAGGGGCTCGCCATCCGATAATTTCATAATGCCCATAAGCCCCGCAGATACGCCGCGATTGCCCTGGCTATCATAGACGTAAAAGTTGATAATAGCCCGACCATAACAGCCACTGTATAATTCCGATTCTTCAGTGATCGGTGTTTTGTCGGCATATACAATAGCAGGTTTTCGAGTGCTCGATACGTTCATAACATAATGTCCTGCACATTCGGGGCCATAGGGTTCACCTCCGTTAGGTGTTACACCGTCGCCATCATGCAGGGTAGTTTTCAGCTGCGCCGGCAGTTTCTTCCCTTTTTCTACCCAAGTGTCTTTAGCAGCTTGGGCTGCTGCCTTCATTTTTGCAAGTGTTGCGGTATCGGATTTAGGAATCAAAAGCATCACGCTGTATTTTTCTACACCATTTTGATCCGCGCGCGGATGAAATGCATTTACATAAGAAAACCTAACTCTGCCTGTAGTGATTTGTGTTTTTGCCATAATAATTATTCCTCCTCAAATTGGTCAATAATAGATTTTTCGGGAGCCCATTCCGGACGTTTATCTTGTTCAGTTACTAACGTTGGTTTTCCCGGCGGTTTTTCAATAAGACCCACCGTCAGTTCCCTAAATTTTTTCTTACCTGTCAGAGATTCCAAGTCTGTAAGACTACGAAGTTCTGTTGGTTTATAAATAGTTTCATCCGCATAGCCCTCATTGCGCAAAATTTCTGCCATGATCTCAGGATCAGTAATTTTACGGTTACTGCGTCCCTCAACCAGTTTCATGCCTGGCCACTTCTTACCAGTATTGACAGCTGCATCAAGCGCGTATTTTTGCAGGGCATCTATCCACTTCGTAAAAGCGCCGGCGCGCATCAGTATATCTGAAACTTCAGCATCTGAGAGCAAGTCGGCTTCAGCAAATGCGTATTTAGCAATTTCAAGATTGTAATCTGCCAAATGCCTGCAGGTAGCCGACGCTCTGCAGAACCTGCAATGATCTCCGGCCCCGTATTTGCCTTCGCCTTTCATCGCCATTTTGGCCGTTACTTTTACAGCTTCGCCCCATGCAAGCAGTTCATTAAGTGTCAGCGTTTCAGAACTGATACTGTCTAATCTTGGCTGCACGATCGTCATGGCAACATTTTTAAACTCATATAACAGTCCAAAATTATTGTAAGCCCCGAGACCATATAACCGCATTTGCGAATTATTTTCAGCTGAAACAGGCACACCCTTGCCGTATTTCAGGTCAATCACCTCAATAGTGTCACCGGCGATAATTATCACGTCACCGGTACCAAATCCCTCTGGTACCCAGGGACTGAAATCGAGTTTCTGTTCTATAAACAGATAGGCCCGCCCATTATTTTCAGCTTGTAAGCATGAATAGCGTTCCCAAACAGTATCTACATAGTCAGAAATATAGTCGTTCATACTTACGGAATATCTTGGATCAGCCTCTACTGCTCGCAATCGTTTTTCATACTCATCCTGTAAAATTTCAAGATTTAGGTACCGCAACCGGATCTCTGCCACCTCATGGGCCAGAGTGCCTTCTGCTGCGTACTCACTGCCTTTATCCGGGAAATGGCTTTCCAATCTTGCAGAAGGCGGGCAATTCAACCATTTGCTACTGCCTGACGCACTTAAAAAGGCGTGAGCACTCATAACCCTTTCACCAGCTCGATCAGTTCAGCATATTTTTCAGCAGGGGTATCAGATAACTTAGTACTACCTACTTTTTGGAAACATTCGGCCAGTTTGGCTTTTTTATCAGGATTCTTTTTGATAAAATCCATGCAGGCAGCCTTAACATCATCCATAGTAAGAACCTTTTCCTCTTCTTTATCTGGCGCCGGTGCAGCAGCTGCAGTTTGTTCTGCTTTAACTACTGGTGCGGATACGCTTTCATCTTTAACAACAGGAACAGATTCAGTAGCAGCATCAGTAGCCGGAATAACTTTTGCGGCTTTTGAATTTTTCCTGCAGCCTTTTGCTGGTGCGTTATCTTCAGTAGCAGTGTGCGTAGTAGTGGTAGCCACTGCTAAAGCACCTACCGTAGCCTGCAGCGCGGTACTAAAAGCACTAAAACAATTAATCAGTGCTGGAGTTTCCTCAAATTTCACGTTAACATTTACATTGATATCCATATTATTTTCCTCACTTTCAAAATTATGCTATAATGTAGTCAATACAGGTTGTTCATGACCAATGTATTAACCCTGAGCTGTCAGCATTGCCGTGCTGATGGCTCTTTTCTTTAATTCATTCCAGCAACCTTGCACCAGAGCCATAACCCGAAAAATACACCGGCCCAAGTCCCAATAGCAATTACCGCAATTTGATAACCTAACTCTTTCCACATCTCACCACGCCCTTTCTAAAAACATTCCAAAAATAATCAGTGCTGCCGCTATCAGTATCTTAGGGAAAATTTCACTCTCAGCAAAAAAGTACCAAATATAGATCCCTAGTGTTTTCATGACAGCCTTGCCTCCTCACTTAACAAGTAGTTATCAATGGCATTTTGAGTCACATAGCGGTATTTCCCGCGCAATACATAAGGTAACCGTCCTTCATTAAAAAGCTGCTGTAAAAATTCATTTCCGCAACACAACAATATTCGTACCTCATTGATTGGATAAAGCATGCGGCGCGGTACTTGTTTTAAGGCTCGCTCCCTCTGCTCTTTTTTGGTTGGTCTGGCCATATTTTATACTCCTTTCCTTACTACAAACCTACTAATCCGCCAGCTTTTTTAAATATATTGACAAAATAAATTTGTCCTTTGCCAGTGACCTTCGTTGTCTTAGTTATCTTCGTGCTTTCGTTTGGCAGAACAACGGTGGTTTCTTTTATCTCAAATAGCGCCATATCCATAGCGCGCTGTGTCGGGCTATTTTTAGAGGACCCGTTTTTGATTAGATAGCCATTTTCTCTAAGCCACGCAAATAAACGTTTTTGGCCGATATCATAACCGTTTTGCTTGATCAGCTTTGCAAGGTCTCCGATTAGGATTGATGTTTTTGCCGTTGCCACAGCGTCCGCAAATATACACTTAGGTTTAGCGGCTTCGAGTGCCTTAGTTTGTTCCGCAGCAAATTCGGTAATTTCTTTGATTTTTAGATCCGCTAACTTCAATGCCCTGGCCATAACCTTCTCAGGGCTATTCCATTCGCGTTCGACCTCTAAAAAATATTGCCGGGCCTGCTTACCCTTTTCGTTTCGAGCGAGCATACAAAGCTCTTTGGCCATATCCAGCTTTATTATGTGATCGGTGCTGGGGCGGCCTCCGTGACTTTCTAACATTTTTGTTAAAAAGTCCTTTCCGTTACAAAATCCGTATTGCAGCATACGCTCAAACCACATGGTGTATGGTGTTTCAATGTCTAAAAACATATGCAATGCTCTGCCGCTGATCACCTGTTCCTGCTTTTCACTGATTTCGATTTTTAATAATTCATTCATTGGTGGTCACTCCTTAAAATTATTCCCAATCTCCCTGCGCAGCTGATATAATTAGTAACGAAGGGATGTGTTGTTATGCAAGAAAGATACTACTATCAGGATGCTCAAATTTGTAAGAACGGACATATACGTAATGCCCACTCTAATGCGCATCCGGAACAGTCCGAGCAGTACTGTTCAACCTGTGGCGAGCCCGTTATTCATGCTTGCCCACATTGCGGTAATCATATTCGCGGCGCATTACATGTTCAGGTACCTAAATATCGTTTTGCAAATCGTTATAACCCTCTTAATGAAGAACAAAATCATCAAACGATATGTACCGGCTATACCGATCAAATAGCCAAAAACGATATTTCCTTACCTTATTATTGCCATAACTGCGGTGAACCATATCCGTGGACCCAAGCCCGATTAGAAACAGCCGATAAAATTGTTGATATGTTGGACGAGCTTGACGATGTTCAGAAAAAACAATTAAAGGAAACTTTTCCTGACCTTATTGTCGAATCTCCTAAAACGCAATTATCAGCTTTGGTTGCCGCTAAAATTATGGAAAAGGTTCATGGCCTTGGCCGTTATGTGCTTATTCAGTGGTTTGAACAAAATGTTTTGCCCACAATCTTAACGCTAATGAATCTTAGCCGCGAGTAATTTTGCATTTGTTAACAATTTCATACCCGGGCACTTATCCATTCCGCAGTTAAAAGGTTTTTTCAATACCCAGCAGTTACAAACAACAACAACCTTCTGGCTGCAATATCTGCAAAAATTGCCGCTGCTTATCGTATGTCCACAATGCGGGCATACGATTTTATTTTTTCGGAAGTCCCGTTGTTGGGCTTTTTCCTTTTCCATCTCTACTCACCGCCTCAACCATTCTAGAAAAGTCCCCACTAGATAAATAACAAGAACCACCAACGCAGCCACTGTTATAACGGCCAACACAGCTATGAGCACTTGAACAAATGTAGCAAAAAGAAGGTTGCTTAATTCTACTTGTTGAAACGCTGTGGCTACCGGCATCAAAACTGTCACTTTATTCGCCCTCCTTTCTTTAGTTGCATTTATGCAACTAATCAGTCAAAAAAAATTGTGCTAGGTTCTTTCAACTCTAGTATTTTACTCATTGAGGCGGCTTCATCTACTGAAATTTTACAGCGGCCATTAAGTTTTGCATTTACACTTTTGGTCGTCAGGCCAAGTTTTTTAGCCAGTTCCCTCTGCGTTATGCCTTTTTCAGCTAAAGCACCGCGTAGCTTTGCTAAGTTCATCTAATATCACTTCCTTTGCTTCTCTTCGTTGCATTTATGCTACAAGATTATGATAACAGCACATAATTCAAAAGTCAAGCATAAATGCAACGAATTTTATATTTTTGTTTTACTTTTCGTTGCATTTATGTTATTATTGGTTTAAGCAGTAAAGAGAGGTTTTTACAATGAGCGAAAAAGAATTAACAGAACTAATTGAAAAAATTAAACTTCGGCGATTGGAACTCGGTCTATCTTATCAGGAACTTTCGGATTTAACAGGCATCAACAAATCTACTCTTCAAAGATATGAAACAGGATTCATCAAAAAAGTTCCTATAAACCAAGTTCAAATAATTGCGAAAGCTCTTAATGTAACTCCAGGTTATCTAATGGGGTGGGAAAATGATAACGAAAACCAAACCTATTACCTCAATCCTGAAGCAGCAAAAATGGCACAGGAAATTTATGATAATCCTCAATACAAGGTATTATTTGACGCTACCAAAAAACTAAAACCCGAAAGCATTAAAGAAGTTATGAAATTTATTGATTACCAAAAAGCCAAAGA